CACTCCGGGCGAAGAGCTCATCCACGTCGATCCGCTGCGCTGTGATCTTGTCAATCAGGGCGTTGATGCCCTTCATGTTGGAGGCGCTCAGTTCCGCCACGGTCAGGTCGGTCTCAATGATCGCGCCGCGCCCGTCGCTGGTCACGCCCGCGGTGATCTCTTCCTGCGTCAGCGTCACCTGCACCGGCGTCAGCTCGCCCTCCGCCGTCACGTTCAGCCGGTAGTAGTTATTGTCCTCCGCCTTGATCACCAGGTCGCCGACGGTCGCGTGGACCATCTGCGCGTTCTCCACCGCCAGCTTGGCGATGTAATAGCGGTCCGTCACCGCGTCCCTGGCGATCAGGCTCTCTGCCGTCAGCGCCTTGATCTGCGCGAAGCTGATGTCCGCGCTCTGGATCTCCGCCCGTGCCACCGTGGCAATCGCCGCGTTTACGGTTGTGCTGTCCAGCCGGTCCGCCGTGATGGTTCCTGCCGCGATCTTTGCCGCCGTTACCGCTCCCGCGTCCAGCTTGTCCGTGGTGATGGCTCCGGCCGCGATGGCCGCCGAAGTCACCGCGCCCGCGTCAATCTTTCCGGCCGTCACAGCCCCGGCCGCCAGCTTTTCGGTCGTGATTGCCAGCGCTGCGATTTCGTCCGCGGTCACTGCCCCGGCCGCCAGCAGCTCGGTCGTGATGATCTTGCTGGCGATCTGATCCGCCGTAATGCTTCCGGCTTCGATCTCCCGTGCGGTGATCGCCCCGGCCTGGATGTTTTCACTGCCGACCGCTCCCGCCGCCAGGGCCCTGCCGCCTACCGCGCCGGTTTTGATGTCGTACCCGGCCACGGAAGGCTGCTGTTTTTTGTCCCCGAAGGATGTCCGCTTGTAGCGGAGCAGGATCGGGTCGAACGTGTACCCCGTCATCTGCACCACGGTGTCCACGCCCATCGGGCCCTCGCTTACGTGCACCCATTCGGACGGGGCCGCATTCCGCAGGTTGATGTACTGCCGGTATTCTTCCGTATCCGGCATGTGTACCCAGTCCAGCTCCAGCGTGACCTCCGCCCGGTCGCAGTGGTCCACGTCAAACCGGTCCTGTGCGGCCTGGCGCATCCGGGTGAGCACTTCGTCTTCCGTCAGTTCCACTTCGGTGCCGTCACTGTTGGTGATCTTCTCGCCCACCTTCAGTCCCGTGTTGAGCGGTTCCGGCCGGATGTACGGCACCGGCAGTGCGCTGTCAATGTACTTTTCCGGCAGCGTCAGCCGCGTCCCGTCTTCCCGCTGCGCGTATGGATAGATCCGCGTGACGATCCCGGTCACGTCCCCGTTCCAGTGCACGTTTTCCAGGTTCACGCCGTATCGTACATCGTACGCCGCCGGGCCTTCCGGGTTTGGTACTACGTAGATATCCCGGTTGTTCCGGATGATCCGCGCCTCCAGGAACTGGAGAAGCCCGCTCTTCGGGTCCAGGATAGCCTTCTGCGCGTTTTCCCAGCTCCAGTCCGCTGTGATCTCGCCCTCGTCAATCCCCGTGTAGAGCCCGCCGGTATATTCCTCCTGCATGGCCCCGGCGATGAACATCAGCGCGGTGGCCGGATTGACGCCGACCACGTTGCACTCGTCCAGCATCGTCCGCCCAAGCTGGTAGCTGATATGCTCCGCCTCGATGATGATGCTGTGCCGGTTCGTCTTTTTGTCGATGTTGTTGATGGTGAACAGCTGGTCCGTAATCTCGAACGCCGGCACCGTGCGCTGTTCGCTTTCCCCGGTCGCCGTGCATTCGCTGATCCGGATGTACCCCTGGTATCCGGTCAGCGTGGCCGCTTCCATGTAGGTGTCGTTGAAGTCCTTGACCTTCATGACCGTGGTTCCGGATGCCAGCGTTGTGACCGTTTTCCCCTCGTCCATCCGGGTGCCGGAGATCTGCGTCCAGAGCCCTCCGTTCGGCGGCGGTACGCTCAGGCCTCCGTGCCCGGTCACGCAGCGCCAGTTTTTCTTGTCGTAGGTCACCTTGTCCCCGGCCATGTAGGACCGGAGCGCCTGCCAGTTGTTATAGCTGACCTTGACGCTTTTCGGCAGCTGGCTGTACAGCTTCGCGCTCGTGTTGGTTTCGTAGTAGCTCACCGTTCCCAGGTCAATGGCCGCCACCTGTTCCCGCGGAACGCTGGCCCGGATGATCTGCCCGTAGTCGAACGTGATCCCCTCGCAGGCTTCCCGCGGGATGGTCATTTTGAAGTCATACCGCCCCGCAATCTGCCAGGTGACCTCCGCCTCCTCCGGGTGCAGCACAATTCCGTTTTTGCTGAAGTCTGCCTGCCCTTTCGGGTAAAGCTGGATCATGTTCTCACTTCCTTACAGGTACCGCCAGCGCGGTGTGATTGTCAGTTTTGTGATGTTCCCGGTGAAAAGAATCGTGCTCTCTCCCGCCGGGATCTGCGGGAATTCTCCCTGCCAGGCGTTCATCTGCGGAACGCCGTTATCCAGAATCCACTGGTTTTCACTGTCTGCCGTCCATCCGCTTTCGCATTCCGGGATGATCAGCGTCGTCCCGCCGATACTGACAGAGACCGCGCCGCTGCCCTCGATCCGGATCTCCGGGAACGCCGGCAGCGTTCCGGGATTATCCAGCGTCGTGCCGCTTTCCGTAATCTCGATGTCTTCCTCCGCTGCCAGGCGTTTGATCGGTTCGCAGTAGAACTGAACCTCCCCGGTGTACCAGTCCGCGTTTTTGCTGTGCCGCTGGAATGTGACCGCGTTGATCACCCTGGCCCGCTGCCGCAGGTCCGGCTGGGTATCAAATGTTATGTACCCGTCACCCTTCAGCCATATTTCCGCCGCCGGAACGTTCGCCTTCCCGTGAACCCTGATCTCCAATGCCTGGATGTAGCTGTTGAAAATGTTTTCGCCTTCCACCTGGGTCAGCTCGCCCGCCCGGCCCGGGATGGTGATGTGATTCACCCGCTCCTCCGGCCGGATGATCGGCGCCCGGTCATTCAGCACGATATCCATGTCGGCAGAGTTGACGCCGTTCCAGATGAAATACCTTTTTGCCATCTCCTCCGCCTCCTTTATGATCCGTACGCAGCCCGCTGCCTCCGGTTCTGCCGGGCGATGGACTCCGTCAGCGCGTCAATCTGCATGCCGTTGTTCAGGTTGACACTCCCGAAATATGTGTTGCTGTTGTAGGTGTAGTGCTGGTTCTGCGTAGCCGTCAGCACGCGCTCACCGCGGTGCAGGAGGGCCAGCTGCGTATGGTTTACAAACGGCAGGCCGTTGGCAAAACCGGGCCGGAAGGAACCGAACAGGCTGTCCATGAAGTAATCCGCCTGGCCTCCGCCTCCGCCTCCTCCGGCAAACGCGCTGCCGCCCATATTGACCCGAAGGTTCACCGGCACCGTCACCGTGCCGATCTGTTCGGCGATCTTCGCGGCCTCGTCGCCTTCCGTCTTCGCTTCCACCGGCACCTCGACCGCTTTCCCGCCGGTCAGCGCGTTGTACATATCCTTCGCGCTCGCGCCTCCGCCGATGGATACCTTGCCTCCGTTCAGCGCCCGGTTGAACAGATCCGCCGTGTTCGCGTCAACCCCGGCCGCCTTTGCCGGGTCTTCGATCAGCGTGCCGTTTGCGATCTTGCTGATAATCGGCGTCAGCATCAGCGCCCCGATGGCAAGCGCACCGGCCTTGCTGGTTGCGAAGTTTGCAACCTTCGTTCCGATGTTAAAAAGTCCGCCTCCGCCCGCAATCAGTGTTGTTCCTCCGCCTCCGGTTCCTCCCGTCGGCAGCACGGTGGGCGTTCCGGTGCCCGTTGTGGTCGGTGTCCCGCCTTTTCCGCCTCCGGTCAGACCCTTGAGGCCGTTCACGACCTTTGCGATATCCAGGGCAACCTCGCCCAGCTTCAACGCGGCGAAGGCCCCGCCGATCGCTGTGATGGCCGCCACTACCGGGCCCTTATTGTCCACAATCCACTGCAGAAGCCCCGTGATTTTGTCCGCATTATCGGCCCAGAACTGATTGACCATCATCTGCGCCTGCTGCTGTACGCTTTGGAACGCGTCGTCCGCCTTTGCCAGCTTCTCGATCTGTTCCGCGCTCAGCACGTTCTGGCTGTTCATCAGGGCTTCGTATTCTTCCCGGCCTGCCGTGAACAGAGGCAGCAGCTCCCGCCAGCTCCGGCCGAAGATCTTCATGGCGGCTTCGTTCTGGTCGAACCCTTCGCCCATGCTCTTGAGCTTTTCGCCGGCTTCCCAGAACACGTCGTCCACAGTCTTCCCGTCTGAGCTGATGCCCAGCAGCTCCGCCAGGCTCTCCCGGTTCTTGCTCATCCGGTCCCGCGCGCTGATGATCGTGTCCACATCCGTGTCGATGTACTGGGCCACCCGGTCCATCCGCTGGAGGGTTTCCACGTCCACTCCGTACTGCGTGGATCTGGTCGTCAGGTCGTCCGCCCATCCGGTGGAGTCCATCGCGCTGCGGGCGATGTTCTTCCCGATCCGGATCGCCGTCCGCCCGGCCCGCTCCAGCCCGTTCGTCAGCTTGCTCAGTCCGTCGCTCAGGGTCTGCAGGCTCACGTTTTTCCCGATCTTGCTCACGTTGGTCGCCAGCTCGTCCGCGCTCTTTGCCGCGTTCGTCTGGCTCGTGTTCAGTCCGTTGATCTGGGCCTTCGTGGTCTCCATTGCCGCCTTTGCGTTCAGCAGGTCCCGCTGCATTTTCTGGTAGGAACTGCTTGTCTTTTCCACGCCGGCTGCGTTCATTTTCTGCAGCGCGTCTGCGTACTGGTCCACCACTTTCTTCTGGGCTTCCAGCTTCCCACGCAGCGCTTCCGTCTTCGTGGTCATCGCGCTTTCCGCGTCTCCTGTCGACTTCAGGGATGCCTCTGCATATTTCAGCGCGGCGTCAAATGTCTTGATCTGCTCCTTCGCGCTCTTGATCCCGCTGTTAAAATCCCCCAGGTCTACGCCCAGCTTTACATTGACGGCCATTTATCTCACATCCTCGTGTTCTTGTCGTACCATCCGCGGTAGTAATACAGGTCCAGGACCAGCCCCGGTTTTGCCCTGTCGATTTCGTCTTTTCTCAGTCCGGCAATCAAGCCATAGGAAACCATCCGCCGGTAAGTCAGTTCCCCTGCTGTTTTTTTCCCTGTTCTTCCTCCAGCCCTTCATCCACCGGGCCGTTATGTTCCTCTTTCGCTTCCATCTGGTTGCCGTCGTTGATGATGATCATCACCGCCACCGCCAGGGAAGCGACCTCGCTGGGCTTCATGTGCTTCAGCACCCACCGGTCCGTCAGGTCCGGCTCCTGCCCCGCGTCCTCCAGGCCAGCGTTTCCCAGGATACGGATCAGCTTACCCAGGTTTTCCTTCATGTCCGGATTGTGGAAGATCTCCATCTCAATCTTTGTCGGGTCGTCCTCGTCCGTCTGCCTCAGTCCCAGCACCTTGTCGTTCAGCTGGTAAGCGGTGCATCCCAGCGCCCGCTCAATCTCGATCATTTCGTAACACGTATAGCTCAGCGGGATCACCCGCCCGCCGATCGTGAGCTCCGCCATGTTTGCCTCCTTACATGCAAAAATCAGGGAGCCGGATTTTGGTCCGGCTCCCCTTTTGTCAGGTCGTCACGTTCAGGATCTGGTTGATCCACGCCTTCGCCGCCGCGATGGTGTCGAAGGTGTAGTGCACGCGCCACTTCAGCTCGTCGCTGTTGTCGATGTACAGGCCGGCGGCCCGTCCGTTCAGCGTCGGTGTGCCCCAGGAAATGGTGCCTTCCTTCGTGCTGGTCGCCTGGCTCTCTTCCGTGAATTTGATCTTCAGGATGATCCAGGCCTCGAACTTCTTCACGCCGTTGTCGCGCATCTTCCGGATATATCCGAAGCCGCCGTACGGCGTGGCGTTGTCGCCTTCCCACTGGCCCGTCAGTCCGGTTCCGACCGCCGCCACCTGTTCGCCGAACAGCAGCACGCGGTCCGCGTCGCTCAGTCCGGTCGGCTCAAAGCTGGCCGTCAGCGCCTGCAGGCCGTTGTCGTCGTCCACGATCCGGTCGTCGCCGTACAGCGGGTTGTCGTTGTACGTCTTGTTGATCGTGCAGTTCCGCGCCTCCTGGATCACCACACCGGTGCCGTATACCGGCATGCTTCCATCCGTGTGGCTTGTCAGCGGCGCGAACACCGGGTACATCATACCCACGTTCGGTCTACTCATTGTTTCATTCCTCCGTTACTCTACGCTCAGTTTGTCGATCTCCTCCCTGAGCTTGTTCTCAATGGCAGCCTCCGCCGCCCCGTTTCTGCTCGTGGCCTTCCGGAAAAATGGCTGCCTTTTCATGAACGACGTGCCGCTGTTGATGGCGTTGGCGATCATCGGGATCGGCACGGTTTTCCCGTTCAGTGTGCCGTATCCGCTGTTCTGCATGCCCACGCTGGTGTTCACGTTCATCTGGCTCTTTCGGAACTTCGCTACGCCCTTCCTCGCGTTCACCAGCAGTGCCTTTTCTTCCGGCGATGGCATGCGCTGCTTCCCCGGCGGTGCCGGGTACTTGAAGCGCTTTGTGGCGATGCCCTGCACCGCCTGGCTGACCGCGTCAGCCATCACACCGGCGCCCTCATAGAGCGCCACAGCCGCAATCCCCTGCGCCTTTTCTGTTTCGAGCTGGCCCAATCTCTTCTCCAGCTCTTCCATCCCGGAAACTTCCATCGTAAACGGCATTTCGTTCACTCCTCAACCTGGAAGACCCACTCCCAATGAAACAGCCCGGTTTCCCGCTCGTAGGTGTGGTGGTTCAGGTGCCACGCACCCTCGCAGTGCTCCGTCAGCGTTTCCCGGATCAGCGGAATCCACCCGGCTCCGTCTTTCCTTCGGCTGTACAGGTCCACCGCTCCCTCGTAGGCGGTTGCCTGCTTCAGGTTGTCCCCGTGCAGCGCGTCCGTCTCGAAGTCCAGCGTGATGATCCCGTAGCTTTCTGTGTCCGGCCTTGTGTTCCATTCGTTCTCGGCCACCGGCAGCACGTCGGTTCCCTGGGTGAGTGCCTTCATGTCTTCCACCAGGTTTTCATACTCTTCCGGCATCTCATCCCACCTCCTGCGCTCCGGTGCCTGCGGCCGCCGGCGTCGCGTCTCCCGCGTTCCCGGCCTTCCGCTGAATCAGCAGGATCACGCCGTTCCAGTCCTTGTACGGATCGCTCCGCTGAACCGTCCAGCGCTCCCCGTTGTATTCCAGCTCCCGCTCTCCCTTGTAATCCCGGTCATACGGAATCAGCAGCTTCGCTTCCGGCCGAAGTCCTTCGCCGCCGCTCTGGTAGACCTCCGCCTGGGTCAGGCTCAACTCCTGGCACTTGACCTTCCGGCGGCTGATTACAGGATCTGTTCCGACCTCGTGGGCGTCCGGCTGGAAAGCGATCAGCACGCAGCTGGTCATCATCCTCATACCGTCGCCTCCCCGTAGGTCGTGTATTCCGTGCTGATCCGCATACTGCCCTTCATGGCGTCGTACGCCTTCAGCAGGTTGTCGTAGTTCGGCGGGTTCCCGATGTGCATGTTGCACCAGGTCGCAATCGCCGTGATCACGTAGTCATCCTCCAGCGTGCTGCTGTCGGTGATCTCCTTCGTCGTTTCGTCC